GATGATGGCCTGCGATTTGTTGAACCCGGTGTTCGCCACCTCGGCCACGATTTTCTTGCCGGCCTCCGGGTTCCCGCTCCCCTCGTACTGCGCGGCGATGGTGGGTGCGGCCTGCTTCGCCGCGTCCAGCCCCCGCCGCCCGAAGTACACGCCGTCCGTGCCGTTCTGGTAGATGATGGACTGCACTTTGAACGCCACCTGGCGCTCGGTGAGGGGCGCACCGTTCTGGTCCGTTTTGAGGTCCTGCGACAGGTCGCCCCACTTCCGGGACACCCAGTCCTGGAGCGGCTGGAGCGGCGGCTTCGGCCCGGTGTACGAGGTGGGGAACTCCACGTACTGCGCGTACGACGCCGAGTAGTTGACCAGGGCTGCGGCCTCCGTCTCCTGGATGGTTTCCTCCACGTTCACATCGCGTTCCTTCACGCGAACTTCGCCCGCCATGTCAGAACACCTTCTTGATGCGGTAGGAATCCACCTGGTCGTACGCCTGTTCCCGCAGCCGGCTGGCAGCCGTGGACTGGTCCGGCACGTTCTCCGGGCCGCTCGCTACCACGCTGCCGTACTGGTCGCTGTCCAGCAGGTCAGCCGCCACGAGTTTCGCCGTGGCGCGGCGGATGGCTGGGGGTACGGACTGCGACAGGGCCTCGGTGTTGGTGCCGCCCTGCTCGTCCTCGCCGTAGCGGAACGTCACCTCCACGCGGGCCGGGTCTATCAGGCCGCTGCCCCGGATGGGGCCGACCATGAACGTGCTGGCGTCCACGTGGAGCGTGCCCGCCCGCTCGTCCAGGTACCAGTCGGCGTCCCGGCCCTCATTCGCGGTGATGTCCTCGCTGGACTCCGGCAGGAGCGCGGTCAGCGACTCGATGCTGGTAACACGGGCGCGGTCCAGGTTCACGACGCCCCACTTGTCGATGGGTTCCACGAACCCGTGGCGTGAACTGCGCCTGCGCCGCCGCTGGTACGCTCGCTCCACCTCGCGGGGCCACTCCACCGTGCGCACCAGCCCGCCGCGCTCGCGCAGCCGCCAGGCCCGCCTGGCACGCTTGTCTACTTCATCGGAGGCCTCCAGAAGCATCTGCTGTATCTGCCCCACCGTGGGGTCCGAGGTCGCGCTGAACTCTTTGTTCCGCACGAACCGCCCCACGTCGCCGGGGTCAGCGTACCGGACGCCTGTGTCCAGAAGTGCCATACGTGTTCTGTGGTGTCAGTGGGGGATAAAGCCCCGCGCAGGCCGGGCTACTCGTCCGGCACGACCACCAGGCACTCCACGTCGTCCGTGGTGTCGCCCCCGATGGTACACTGCGTGGTGCCCTTTGCGGACACCGTTTCGCCGCCGGTCGGCCCGGTGACGAACACGTACGGCTCCGCGTCCAGGCTGCCGTCGATGCCCTCGATGTCCGTGAACGTGAGGGTGGCGGTGCCGCTGGACAGCGTGACCGTGGTGCAGTACGCACGGCCCTCCACGAGCGGCGACCCGACGCCCGAGCGGGTGAGTGTGGTGTCCTCGGGCATGGTTCAGGCCAGGTTGTGGTGCGCGTGGGTACGCGACGGGGCCTCGCTGACCAGGACGCCGTAGGCGTCGGTGGCGAAGTTCTCCGTCGGCGTGTCCCGTGCGAGCGGGTGCATCGTCACGTCCTGGAGCATGGCCATGTAGTGGGCCGATGCGTCGAACGAGGTGAACAGCCGCTCGCCGCTCGTGTTCGGGCTGCCGTGGGACTCCAGAATCATCGTGCCGTCCACTTCCAGCGACTGGAAGCCGAACGAGAAGTCATCGGCAGGCGAGTCGTACCGCGTGAAGTCCTGCACGTCCTCCTGGAGGTCCTGGAACGTCTTGTGGTCCGTGACGTGAACGATGTCGTCCCGGCTGGCACCCTTCCGGCGCAGGTCGCGGATGGCGTCCCGCACGTCCGAGCGGGTGATGGTCGCGCCCGCCTTGTCGTTCGTGGTGCCGTCCGATGCGGCGTGGTCCGTGATGCCGTCCCAGCCGCTCGCGTCGTTCGCGGCGAGGTCGGCGTCCACGTTCCCCTGGCCCTGGATGACCTGCCGTTCCTCGTACCGGCGGATGGACGTGACCTGCTGGTCCTCGGTGAGGGCGCGGGTGGACCGCAGCGTGTTCGCAGCCAGTTGCACGAAGTCCGTGACCTCGTTCCGCCGCCCGTAGGCCACGACATCGTACGACAGGCTGTTGTACGTGTCGTCGTTCTCCGGCCAGTCCGTGCCCTCGCCGTACGAGGATGCCGCGCCCACGTCGGTGAGTTCGTCCACCTTGATGGTGTCCTCCTGCACCGCCGTGCGGGCGAGCATGTCGGCCAGCGGCAGGTCCTCCTGGTCCGTGAGGAACACGTCGGGCGTGAAGAAGATGGGCAGCGAGTAGGAGGTGCGGTCGATGGACTTCGTGACCTCCTTCGCGGCCTCCTGGAGCGGGTAGCCCTCGCGGGCCAGCCGGTTGAACTCCTGGAAGGCCCCCTGCCACTTCTCGAACATCGTGGACTTCGCCTCGACGGCCTCGCCACGGCTGTTCAGGAACCCCATCGGGTCCCAGTACGGCACCTGGTCGCCGGGCATCCCGGCGGCCTGGGTGGCCTTCTCCACGAACTGCCCGAAGGACCGCCGATGGGCGACCTGGGCCTCGCGGCTGTTGATTTCGCTTCGCGCACTTTTCACCTGCTTCCCGTCGTGGTTCTTGACGATGGAACTCATGTTACTTCACCACCTCCGAAACCTCGTCCTCGCTCCACGAGTCCGGGCTACCGAGGCCGTCGTCCTCCGGCGACTCGTGCAGGTGCTTCCGCACGACCTCCTGCCGCTTCTCCGGGTCCTCCGGCAGGTCCTCGTCCTCGTCCAGCCCCAGCATGGACTTCACCTCGGCCTTTGCTTCCTCGGTGGCGGCCTCGGTGGCCTGCTCGGCCACCTCGTCCGCGTCCATCTCGGGCTGGTCCTTCTCGGACTCGCCGTTCTCGCCGTCGCCCTCGCCCTCGCCCTCGGTGCCCTCGTCCTTCTCGAACACCTCGGACTCCAGGGACTCCAGCCGCTCGGCGTGGTCCGCCTGCTTCTCCTGCATGGACTCCACGGACTCGTTCGTGGACTCCACGGTGTCCTGGATTTCTTTCAGCGTGGGCTGGTCCTCGCCGCCCTCGTCGGGCTGCTCGCCGCCCTCGCCGTCCTTTGCCTCCTGCTCGTTCCCCTCGTTCTCGGGGTCGTTCTCCGGGTCAGTCATGGTTTCTGTGGTGTCGCTGTCGGCCTCCTTCGCGGTGGCGCGGAACTGGGCGATGGTGTCACCCATCTCCACGCCCACGCCACCGCCGAGTAGTTCCTGGACCGAGTGTTCGGTCGCCTCGCCGTAGATGCTGAATCCGGTGAGGTCGCCGTTCTTCACCCGGTCCCAGGTCTGGTCGTTAAACTCCACGCCCATCATCCACGTGCCCTTCGGGTAGGGCCGGGACTCGCTGCCGTCCGGCAGCGTGAACGTGGCTTCCTCCTTCAGGGTCCACGACTCCACGGGGACGCCTTTGCCCTCCAGGAGGTCGTGGTCCGTGTCGATGTTCCGGTACTCGGTCAGGAACTCGTGCGCGGCCTTCTCGATGGCCTCGGCAGGTATCACGTCGCCCTGCTTGTCCGTCTCGTTCGGAATGAGAACGGGTGCCCAGGCCTTCCGCTGCGCCTGGTCGTCCTGGAGTGCGAGCGTGCCGGTGGTGGCACTCGCGCAGCCGCAGCCTTTCGCGCTGGCCGCCTGCGCCTGCTCGCTGTCCTCGGGCACGCAGTCCGGCACCATGCCGTCCCCGTTCGGGTCCGGCTTCAGGCCGACCGCCACGTACCCCTCCCAGCACGCATCGTCCAGGTCCTCGGCAGGGTCCTGCATCTCCACGTCCTCGCTTTCACCCTCGCCCTCGTCGTGGTACGAATCGACCTCCAGGTCGCCGTTCTCCACGAGTGTGCCCACCAGCGTGGTGTGCGATGCGCAGGGCATCCACGTGCCGTCGTCGTGCTGGTGCGCGCCCGAGCAGCCCAGGTCAGCGGCCATCTCGGCAGCCGCGTCCTCGTCCTGGGCGTGGTACTGCTCGGGTATCTCCGCTTTGAACCGGGGCAGCGGTGGGTGCGATTTGGTGAACACGAGCGGCGAGGTGACGCCCCAGTCGGCAGGCGAGTCGTCAGCGGATTTCGCCATCACCCACTGCGAGTCCTGCGCCGGGTCGCCCACGCCGGAGACGTGCGTTACCTCCAGGTCGGTCAGCACGGTGTCAGCAGCCGGTTCCTTCATGGCCTCCACGAGGGACTGCACCTCGTCCTCGCTGGGCTGGTACTCCTGCACCGGGCTGGCCTCCTTGTTTTCCTCCATCCACCCACACAGGGCTTCCGGGTCGTCTACCTGCTCGTCGTCCTCGAAATGGCGCACGCAGCCCTCGAAGTCCTCGAAGGGGCCGACAGGCTTCTGCGTATCTGCGTTTTCCTCGGGCATCTGTGTACCGTGGCCCGGTCGCCACACTGCCCTGGAGGTCCGGGTAGCACTAAGATGTAGTCC